AGATTACAAAGCGGGCGAACGCCCCTGCTGCCGTAGTACGCGCTGTACCAGTCCAACGCGCCGGAGGACTGGACGTGGCGGACGTTGCACGAACCNAGATTACAAAGCGGGCGAACGCCCCCGTAGCCGTTGCACGCGTAGTACCAGTTCATCGCGCCGGAGGAATTGACGCTGCGGACGTTGTACGAATTNCCGACGGGGCGCGGTTCCAAATAATCGTGTATGCGCCGTCCGAATCCGGGCTGTCAGATACCAAGATTTCAGATTTT